CAATAATAGTTTTGAAATATTCGGGACAACCTTTACCTATTTCAAAGCTGGCTCTAGGTACAAGTTTGATACCATCAGTCATCATAAAGTCTGGATCACCTTGTTTGATTTTCTTAATAGTATTATCTGGTGTTGTAAACATTATACCAAGTTACCTGTATACGGTGCGTTAAGCCACTTGCTAAAAGTCTCGGCATTTTGCGATAATTTTTCAAGTTTGTACTTCCCACAAAAGCGCAGGAAATGTACTCCCACTTGCGGAGTAGTAGTTACTCTGACAGATTCTCGAATACGCTGATCGAACTTTTGCTTCATGTCCTCGGGTTGAGCAGTAAGATCGATAAGGGCACGATTGCGTTGAAAATCTTCACGAACCCTGTGTTCGAGACCCTCATGGTCAACAAATTTCTGCAACATAAAATTGTTATAGGCGAAGCCCATTTTATCACGGTCCTCAAATGCTTCCTTGATACCAACTTTGTTCTTTGTGCCCTTTTCACGCACACCTGGGTATGCTGGGAAAATATTATCTGAGGAATCTCCCCTGCAAATTTTCCGCCAGAGCAAATACTCGGGAGTACCTTCAAGTACTTTTTGTACTTTAGTTTTCTTATCGATAACAGGCTTGCCGTTTTCTTTCCAATATCCATCTAACGAAATTCTATGACCTTCTACGCCATTAAAAATATGCACTCGCTCATTTAGGCATTGGATGTAATCCTGATCCGTTGACACGATATAGTTTGTATCTTCCGGATGCATGTGAAGGAAGCGGGCAATCATGTCATCAGCCTCGGCTTCCTCATGTCGTAGTACAGTTATGTTGGTACGGTCCTTAAAATAATCCGTTAGAGATTCATACGTTTGCCAAAACATCCTGTTTTCTTCAATCTCAGCCTCAGTCTGAGATTTTTCATCTACTACCCGATTCTTTTTATAAGGTGCGTACATCGCTTTTCTAAACGACCTGCCTTCTAAACAGACTACTACGTGATCGATGTTATAAAGGCGCACGGCCTGATTAATTGACGAAAGTGTAAGATGAAGTGCGAAAGCCGCTTTTTCTTCCGGATCACTATTGCGTGATGCAACGTGACGGGCACGGAAGAATGTGTTAGCTGTGTCGATAAGTGCGTATTTCATGTGTCTATTATATACTACTATTTAGTTGTTGTCAAATCTTGGATTTACCGAACGTGTACGTGTTCAGATAATCTTTTTGACGTTGTGTTTTCAACATGTGAACATTTGGGCAAACTGTAGCATGATTTGACGGATCATTGTTGTAACGATTACCATCAATATGGTCTACTTGCAATGTAGTCTTCCAATCTTCGATAAAATCTCCTAGTTTAGAAGTATCATCACCGTACTGATTAATGTAGCCTTTGATAGCTTGTTCAAAGCAAACACCTTTGCAGGCTTCGCAATAGTCCTTACGAAACAACTGATTAAGTTGTCCGTTATCAAACGCAAGCCTCAATCCCGAAATCAACTTTTTTGGATCCTTAGGACCAAATACTCCTTTCAGAATATAATCAATACCATCAACCATTTCAAATGTATCTTCTGTGTAGAATTCTTCTACCAGTTTCATCAATTCAGTATCTTGTGGAAGAATAGCGAATGATGTTGACATCAATGAATAGTAAGAACATACTAGTGACTTGACCTCATCGGACACTTTCATCTTGCGAATAAATTCAATACCGAGTTCATGGTCTCGGAAGAAAGGTAAACGACAAGTACGTGCAACAAACTGTGTATAGCTGTTGTGAATCTTTTGCTGTGCAGGCACTTTGCAAACAACTGCGGTAATCAATCGAGGGATGTTGATACCCATCTTACCTGAATCAACAACAACCATAACCAGTGGGCGATTGATATACGCAGGACTATTTGCCAACTTGATACCTTCACTCATGCGTTTAATTTTCTGTCCATCAAAATGCTTTTCACTCGAGGTAGACACAAACAAAACTGCATTAAGTCGTTTGACGTATGCTTTAATGTCTTTCATCACCGCTTGCATTTGAATGCCGTTAACTGCATTATTGCGTCCCAAACTAATAATGATGCCAGGCATCATCTTTGGAATCTTATCAGAAACAGAATCCCAGACAGATTCGGGAATCAGTACTTGTTGATTACGAATCTCATTAACTTGCCAAGCAAATGTCTTGTAAGCGGCTTCTAATGTTTCATGCAAATCTTCACGATTCCCGTGATATTCAAACTTAGTAAATGCGTTTGATTCTTTGAATTTCGGCATTGTAGGCAATTGAACATACTTGTCAGCACCTACTAGAGTTCTCATTCGTTGAGATTGTGTGGGTGTAGCTGTCAAGTGAATGACCACAGTACCGCTATTCATCATTGCAGTTTGCATATCGAACCATTTGGGTTCCCAATTATTGTTGGTAACACCTTGGTCATCTTTAGTAGTTGACTTGTCAGGTACACCTAAACCACGATGCGCCTCATCATTAAAGATAAGATCAGGTAACATCAAATCAAAATCATCAGGTTTCGCAGGGTCATAGTTCTCATAAAGACCATACATGTATTGCGTGGTCATAAAGAAATAACGAATGTCCCCGGGTAAGTCAATATCATTTTCCAATGAATACTTCAATTGTTTGCTGTCATAAACTTTGACTAGCTTGTTACCAATATAAGTACCATCGTACTTCATCATGCTTTCAAGTGGTTCATCAACACATTCCTGTGACGGTGCCGCAAAGAAAACATTCTTGATTTTCTTAAAATGTTGTGCAATGAGAATTGCAGTGTAATTAGTAATAGTAAAACTTTTACCACTACCAGTAGGTGCCTGAACTACAATAGCTCTTTTTGTAGATGCCTTAAGAAATTTAGTAATTGCATCAATGATGTTATCTACCAAATATTCTTGCTGTAGTGGCTCGATATCGGGAATCGAAATTTCGTCAACTGCTACTGCTACTGCTGTTTTATTACGTTTCATGTGTTACCTATAGTTTGTTAACAATATGTGTATTATACACCCGTTTTTTTTATTTGTCAACCTCTAATTGAATGCCCGCAAAAGTAATACGAGAGTATACATCATGTCCAAAGTCCCATCCTTCTGGCATTGTTGTACGTAAACCTAATTCAATGTCAAGTTTATAAGCCTCTTCGTCACTAATACGTAGGATAAACAAATTTGATTTAATCATTTCGGCCACTTGTTCAACAGTATTACCTAATTTAAACATTTCAATAGCTTTGCGTTCAATTAGTGTGCATGGTACAATATGCTCACGATAAGCATTTTTACCATTTAATTCTTGTTGTCGACCTTTAATACTGTACCCAACAGTAATAATATTATCAATACTATCGAATGTACCATTACCACGACCCATCCATTCGCTACGACCTGTTTTAATAGTTAATTGAATTAATTCGGAAACTGCTAAAAATGGATCATAACCAGTTGATTCAATTAATCTACGTGCCCCTGCTTTACGTTGGGCAATAGCATCAATATCCTCAATGTATTTTACAAGTGTAAGAAATCCATCAAGAATATCATTCTTGAATTGAATATATAAAAAGGTAGGATTATATTTCAGGATAATCATACCCTGAGATTCTAATTCTATTTTCAGTAAATCAAGTTTCTCACTGGAGAGACCAAAACCCGCAACATAACTAGTAATTTTCTTTGTAGTTTTAATTTCTACCTTAACACCATTGCGGGTTCTAATTGCGTATATATTACTAGGGATTTTATCTTTGCGTTGGTCAACTGCTTTATACCCATGCTGAGTACAAAAGTTCTCAAATATTTGAAATTCAATTGGCATTTGCATATATTATTCTCCAGCTAATATATGCATTATATACCCGAATTGATTTATTGTCAACTAACTTCCGTACGACCGTTGCCGAGGTCCTTAGTACGTACTACCCGAATATCTCTGTTCTCCGGATCGGCCTGCTGTTGCTCATAGAGTTCAAGTGCTATGTTTCTGCACACAGTTTGAAACCAGCGATCGGCTATCAATTGATCGGTGTCATCATCTTTCATTTTGTAACCAGACTTAATCAAATTCAAAATAAACTTGTCGTTCCAGTCTAATTCAAAACTACCGTTGTTCACATCGTTTGGATCCAAATCCATTTTAACAATATTCACATAAGGTTCACCTGCGGCAGTTGCTTTTTCTTTTGCAGTAAGTTCAGGCTCAACCTTCTTCTCTTTAGGCTTGCGAGGTTTCTTTTCTTTTTGTACTACCGGTTCGGGTTTCTTAAATAAATTCTTTAACTTGTCAAACATTTATATCTCTCTAATAATTTAAAACTGGCAAGATTCTTTGCCTTCGATTCGCACATCATATCAAAATTATCAATGAATGTCAATGCCCAATCGTTCACTGCTTCGTTCCAATAGTAGTCACTATGTGCCCTAAGCTTTTGTTTACTGTATCCTGCTTCAATCAACGCACCATGATCGGGTAACTGTGATCCGGAATGGCCGACGAGTACATCTTCGCGGCTAACACTGTAATGGAGAGTAGGGCGAACACCGCGCCAACTATCAATAACCTTTTTAACAAGGTCATCATTACAATTAATATAACTTCCTTCTCTAATCCAATTATGATGGATGTCCATGACCGTAGGTACGAGGTCAGATAATGATAAGCAGTCAGTAAGTCCATGTGTGTATTCCTCATTTTCTAGTGTTAGTGTGTTTCTCGCTTCTGGCGACAATCTGTTGTATACATCTCTAATGCCTTGTGGGCCTCTACGTCCTGAGATATGTACATTGATTTTCATATCTTGAAACTTTTGCCCATAACCCATCCATCGAGCCATGTCACAATGATATTCAAATTCTTCTATACTCTTATTTACTACTTCTTCACGGTCACTTGCTAAAACTACAAACTGATCGGGGTGAAAACTTAGACGAACATCATTAGCTCTAGCAGTTTCACCAATCGGAGCAAACCAACGTTGCAAACTAGATTGTACATCACTACTATGCCAAAAGTCTTTGTACTCATCCATAGTATAAAAACTAAGCATGTCACTAGTAAGGCGCAACATACGCAATCCGGGTTCTAGTGTAGCAACTTTCTTAACTAGCGCATGAGTGTTAAGAATATTGCGTTTAGCAACATCCATAATCTTTTCTTCTACTACATCACGTTTATTACGCTTTGCCCAAGCATGAGTTGTGCCGCCTGTGTTAAGGCCTTCGGCTGAAACAATCTCACCTTTGTGATTGATTTCTGCCCATTTACAAGCAAAACCGATGCGTTTGACTGACTGATTTGTATACATAGATAGACCAAAATGATAAATAATACATACAGTGTAGCATACCTACGCAATAAAGTCAACTATTTACGGATAAAACTATGAGAGCAATTGAATTTATAACTGAAGACTGGAACAAAGTCAACCAGAAGGACAAAACATCTGGTATGAGCCGTAAAGCGGTAAAAGCATATCGTAGAGAGAATCCAGGTAGCAAATTACAAACAGCAGTTACTACCAAGCCTAGTAAACTAAAGCCAGGTAGCAAAGCTGCCAAACGCCGCAAGAGTTTTTGCGCTCGTATGAGTGGCAATAAGGGTCCTATGAAAAAGCCTAATGGTAAACCTACTCCTAAAGCATTAGCATTGCGTAGATGGAATTGCGAGAGTATAGAGCAAATGGAAGAATTAGTGATGATAGCTGAACAGAAAATTAGGGATCTTAGAAAATGAAAATCAAACATTTAATGGAGGGAACTGCCCCAAAACTACCCGGAGCCCCACGTGGTATCCAAATTATGACACCTCAGCAATTCGTTGCTAAAGCTGGCGACATGCCCGGTGAAGAATCAGAAGAAGGTGTGGCGGAAGGTGCCGATGATAAATTTAGCGGGTATGATAAAGTTGAAGAATTGGTTAATCAATATAAACTTTTTGATAAAAGAGGATGGACTGACTTGTTTTCAAGGCTCGCTGGCAGAAAACTTGAGGTCGCGGAAATTCGCCGCGAAATGGAATATGCTTCAAAATTTCTCCAATTACTTGATAGCATTAGAATGAGGTCAGACTACCGGGGACAACAAGATCCTAAAGAAGATCAAGAACTTATTGACTTATCTAACCAATGGCTTAGCCTGTTCAATAAGGCCACTGGTGAATTCAAAGGAATGAGCAGCCAAGGTGTGGCGGAAGGTCTAGAACACTTAGCAAGAATTCGTAAACTATCTGGCTTGGGTGAAGCTACTGAATTGCCTGCGCCCCAACGTGATTTGGGTAGCGATGAGTTTCAAGATTATATGACACGAATCGTGGGTACTCCTGATATTGACAAGAAGACCGGCGACGTTAAAGTAGATAAAAAAGGTAATGAAAAGTATGTGTCTGGTAAGACTAAGGGTGACCGATACAAGATGCCTTACATCCATCGTTCGAGTGTCATCACATATTTAAGTCCCGATGGTAAAACCTTTGATGAAGATGCAGTTAAGAAAACATTAGCAATTCGTCCAAAAGCATTATTAAAACAAAATGAAAAGATGAAGCACTCAAACGGTGAGTTCGAACAATTCTTTAACATTGGTTTTGCGGCATTGACCGGTATCGCACTAGATGAAAAAACTAACAATCTAATCATCGTTAACACATGCCCAGGTGCCGGTTCGTGTAAAGTTGATTGTTTTGCTATGAAGGGCGGTAAAGTTCAATTCCAAGGTCCATGGCAAAGTGATGGCAGAATCTTAACATATCTATTAAATGATCCCACTGGCTTCTTCAATCAATTAAGTGCAGAGATTACAAAAGAATCAAATGCAGGTAAAAAGGGTGATAAGAAATTCCCTAATGGTTGGCAAACAACTGTTCGCTGGCATGATGCAGGTGATTTCTTCAGCCCAGAATACTTAGACCTAGCATTAAAGATGGCTGCACAGCATCCTGATGTTCAGTTCTATGCTTACACAAAAATGGCAGGTGCCGCACTAGCTAAAAAACCAGACAACTTCATTATCAACTGGAGTGAGGGTGCAAACACATCACAAGAAAAACAAGTTAAAGCACAGGATCCTAATTTAGAGAATACAAAGAATAGTCGTATTGTTCCTGATGAATTATTCCAAGATTTGTTAGTTAAGGACGAAAAGAAGAACTTAGTTAAGGGGGAAGAAGGCCAGTGGCAAGTACAACCTAACAAGTTACCTGAACTAAAACAAAGATTGGCTAGTGAGTATGGACTAAGCGTCAATTCTATTCTATCTTATGACGAATACATTGACAAGATTGTAGATAAACAATGGAAAGAATGGCTAAAGACAAATGGAATATCTATAGAAGAACTAAGAGAGTTGCCTGATTACGCAGAACAGTTAGCAATGTATAAGAATCGTTTCTTGGTAGACAAGGATGATGGAAAAGTACCACCAGTGACACCGTTAAAATACAATATTATCGTTGCTCCGGGCGAAGGTGATATCAGTGCTAAAGATCCTAGCGTTCTTGCCACTCTATTATTAAAACACTAAAATGCGTGATATCATTCAGTTACTTGAGGAGAAGAGTAAGCCTCAAGATATAGAAATCATTCAGCTTAACTTTGAGCCAAGTGAAGTAAGTCCTGTGTTGTCTGTAGATACCATTGACTTACACTATGGCAAGTTGGCACATGGCTATGCTGAACGATATAACAACAAAGAAGGTGACAGAGACTTTAATTATGCAGGTGCATTTTTACATAATACATTATTCCCTCAGTTCCGTGAAGTAATAAATACTAACAAACCAAATGGTCCTATGATGGGCTTTATCAACAAACACTTCGGCTCATATGATAGTATGAAGGATCAGTTTGAAACTGAGGCTATGAAGATTCAAGGTAGTGGTTGGATATACTTAGCAACTGATGGTAAGATCAAAACAATACCAAATCATCAAGTTCGCAATGACATATTGTTATTAGTTGACTGGTGGGAACATGCCTGGATATTAGATTATGGCTCTGACAAAAAGAAGTATCTAAAAGAACAGTGGAAAATTATCAACTGGAATGTTATTAATACACGCTGGGGAAAGAGTTTATGAGAGCAAGTGAATTTATCACCGAAGTATTTCAATCAGGCAAAAGGAACTGGGAGTGGAAGTTTCGTGGAAGTGAAGAAGCCATTGCCAATTTTACAGTAGGTGGTAGAACTTATCAATGGGTAGCTTATTCTCATGTTCGTATTAAAAATCCAACTAAGTGGGAAATTCAATTTCGTCTATTAAGAGAAGAAGATGATCCTGATGAACTAGATGTATTTGGTACAACCGGCACCGGTAACTCCGCAGAAGTATTGTCAACCGCAGTAGATATTACTCGTACATTCTTAAAAGAATATGGAGACAAAGTATTAGAGATTACATTCAATGCCAAAGAAAATAGTCGCATTGGATTGTATGCCAAGATGATTAATCGATTATTACCTGATTGGGACTTACATCAACGATATGTTAATAATAGCTATGGTATGGAATTTTATTTAACCAATCCTAGAGCATATGAGTTACATAGTCAATCTAAACAAGTAGATGAAGAAATTATTGACGAGATGCCTCTCCCGGTTGACTGGGACCCTCAACAAATGCGTCAAGGCGCAACTACATTCAAGTCAAGATTGAAATACGCATTAGATAGAGCAAAGAAATTAGGGGTAGGATCTAGTCGTGTTGCTACTACGATTGAATATCAAGGTCGTCCTACTGTTCTTAAAATTGCTAAGAATGCTAAAGGTCTAGCACAGAATAGTGTTGAAGCAGATATATTGAGTGATGGCTATGCTAGTCAAATGGGGATACTAATACCTATTATTGACTATGATACTCAGAATCGTGAACCAAGTTGGGTTCATACTGAGTTGGCTAGTAAGGTTAGTGACAAACAATTATGCTCTATTATGAAATGTGATAATCTCGGACAACTAGTAAATATGGCATGGTCTATCATTGGGAAGAAAAAATATTTAGGTGACTATCAAAGTTATATTACACACATGCGTAATAAAAACAAGAGTGAAGAAGATATTGATACCATGATTGAATATGCTAATACATTAGCAGAATTAAATAGTCAATTCGATGTTCAGTTAGATGATTTTATGCAACCAGCAAACTGGGGGATGTATCAAGGTAAACCAGTCATCGTTGATGTTGGCTTCAACAGTAACGTGATGCAACAATACTACAAGCGTTAAACTTTTAGTAGTTCTTCCATCGTATAAAGAATAGGCATATAGGGTGACACATCTTCTAACACAGAGACATCGACATCACCCTTTCTTTTTGGACCGTATACTACATCAAAGTCAACATCATTGACTTTTTGAAACAGATTCACAATCTCTTTGACAGTATAACCAACTCCGTGACCCAATGATTCAATACTATTGCTTGGCTTTTCAATTGATTGTTTCAGAGCATCGCATATTTCGTTCACATGTACATAATCACGAACACATGTGCCATCACTTGTTCTTTCATAATTAGTTCCATAGATAGTGAACGTACCAGTCTCACGTGCCTTCATTAGATTATAGAACAATCCATCGGGGTTAGTGGGAGCCACGACGGTGCTTCCGATAACATTATAAAATCTAAAGATTGTATATGGGGTTGGACGATGAAGTGTACAAAATTCTTTTACCACATCTTCTGCGGCACGTTTACTAATACCATAAGCACTTTCACAACTAACTGCGGCGCCAGTACTTGCAAAGATAAAGTTTTTAGTTTTAATCTTATTGACTACATTCATGGTACCATTCAAGTTAGTAATATAATAACTTATTGGTTTTTGTTCACTCTCACCTACATTAACCAATGCGGCTAAATGAATTACTGCATCAAATTCAATGTCACCCGGAACCAAAAATGGTTTTCTGATATCGCATCTGTAAAATTCATTTAATGGAACACACGGGTCTACCATATCTAAACCGTGAACCTCGTATTGTTCACCTAGCATTTCACATAAATGTGATCCAATATAGCCTGAACTACCTGTAATTAAAATCTTTTTCATAATCCTTCAAACAAGCTTAAGCCTGCTTCTTCCTCTACTGGTTTAAATGTTGGGTCTTTGCTTAAATATGTGTCATTATCCGTATACCATACTGTAATAAACTTATACTTATTTGCCAACACAGACTCAAAATCTTCACGTGCCAAATGTTTACGATTCAATTCAGTAATATAATCTCTATACTTAACTGTTTCATAGGTGTTAATCTTTGCCGCACTTGTATTACTCTGTTTCCCTACAAAGTCATCTAAGAATTTAATCCAACCATGTGATACTTCATCATCTAAATCACATACATAATCTAATGCTTCTGCTGATTGCAAGTCACAATATATGTCTACAATAGTTTCTGCGGCATCTTTAATGTTGACTTTGTGAAAGTATTTTTCATTAAAGTTATCTGACCAATCTTGATTATCAAGAACTACACAGGGCATGTGACCTAGACATTCTAAGAATGCAAAGGGATAGTTTTCACGCAAGCTAGGCATGAAGAATACACCACTACTGCGAATGAAATCTACTTTTTCTTGCCCAGTAATGCCAGCTTTGATTTCGTAATCTTTGATACCTGCATCTATAAAAGCCTTCTCAAACTTCTTAGCACCATTGCTGTTAGTCATTACTTTACATGGTAACTTACATTCTTTCATTACACGGATGTATGCTTCGGGATTCTTACCCTCTTCCCATCGTCCTATGAACAATACACCTTTATGAGATCCAGTATATAGTTCTAGTAAACCACGCTCACTCATTGGCATACGTAGCAAGTGACAATTAGTTGCACCAAACTTAGTAAGTTCATCAATGTTCTTTTGACTTTGTGTGCCGATTATAATATCACTAAACTCCATATGTTTATTATAGAAGTTATGATAGCTGTCTAAGAACACATCACTACCTTGACTTTCACGGAAAATCATACTATGTAAATGAGTGTAGAATACAACAGGGATATACCTGTTGACTGTCATTGCATAGATTGCGGTCATCGCTTCCTGTGTGTTACATACAATCATATCATAAACATTCGTTTCAAATGCTTTTAATATCGCCTTACGAAAGTTAATAATCTTCTCAAAGTTAATCGTATCACTAAATGCAAACGTAGCAGTGTGGTCACTATATTTTAATGGTTCATCTGGATAAACAATGTTAGCACCGGCACCTTCGATTACTTCATTGAATGTACCAGTGGGTTGTTTATCTAAGATGATATCGACTTTCCAATTCAATCTTCCACACATCTCTGTAAAACTTTTACAGAAACTTCCGATTCCGCCATGGGGAATAAAGTGCTGGTCACTAATTAAAAAAGCGATTCGTTTGTTGTATAATTTCATGTTTATTGTGTTATGTATACAGCAGTATATAATATAAAGCGTGGTTTGTCAATGTTTCTTATCCCATGTACTGACCCATGCGTATTAAAAAATGCTGTACCAGTATTTAAGGTACCTGAACCTGCATAATATGGGTATTCTTTACTAGGAGAATAGAACTCTGTACCCACATCACCGTTCTCAGTTAGATTAATGATAGTCTGTACCATGATATGATAATTATCAATATGGGGAGACATTTCAAATCCTGGCATATCTTTATAGATAGTAGGAGGGAATGTTGAATTCTTTAGATAATGTTCTTTACCTTTGTACCAATAGTGACCTACTGTATGCTCGTTAGCTCTATATGATTCTTCAATAAACTTGTCTTTTAATGTACTGAACTCACTTATAAAGTTGTTTAGTAGTTTACTAGTATGGTTATAACGACAACGTAAATTTTTATGATGAGATTCAGGTATCCATATATCATCACGATTTAATTCTTGTTCTAATTCAACTTGATTGTGTGAATGTGTTAACTTTAACTGCCACATTAGTATAGGTTGAACTTTGTGAATATCATCCTCTAGATATTCATCATATATTTTAGTTTGTGTTATCTCCATTCTTTGCTCCAAGTGGGTAGATAGATAGCTACATATAGTATATACCTAATATTAGTTACATCTCTAATAATATGTGCTGACTCCCCTGTATTTAAGAACCCAACACCCTTGTTCTTTTCACCGGTACTTTTATAGAACGGTTCACATTCATTTGAATTAAAAAACTCTGTTCCCATTGAACCGTTGTCACTTAGATTAAACAATGCCTGTAACATTATATGAGCATTGTCTTTGTGTACTGACATTTTATAACCAGGAATATCTTTGTAAATAATAGGATCGATATGACAATATTTAAAATAATGTTCTTTAGGCATAAACCAAGATTGTGACGCTACCTTGTTATTAGTCTCAAACATAAGATCAATTAGTTGAGGTCTAAGTTTTTTGAAACTTTGATTCAAACTGTCAAGTAATTTACTAGATCCATTAATATACTGATAGCGTAAACCATTACCCCTATTAATAGAGTCCCATATATCTTCTCTATTAAGCTCACTTGATAATTCCTCACTATCTAAATCAACTGATGATAAAGACATTTCCCAAATCAATTGGGGGAAAAGTTTGTGTAAATCTTTTTCTAAATACCTGTCATATAATATAGTGGTATCTAATACCAAGTCTTCAAACATTCTTTTACCTTGTTAGTTTCCATATAATATGGGTATTCTTATCGTGCCATCTGTGTTCAAATATTGTATCACCGGGGCCAGTGATTAATCTAGATAATCGGTATCCATACTTTAACCAAATGCGTTTACCTGATATATAACAAGTCTTGGGGAGCCAAGCAAATTTAAGCTCGGCTCCTAATGACCATCTATAAAACGAATCGTATACCTGCGTCTGTGGCATCAGAATAAATCTACTTTTTCCCAAGGCAAGTTAGCTTTGCCAAAGTGACCATAGTTAGTTGTACTACTGTAGATTGGTCTGAACAACTCAAATCTATCAATAATACCTTTAGGTGTCAAATCAACATTTTCTTGTATCCATTTAGTCAACTCACGACCTTGTGCGGCATTAGCAGTCTCAACGTAGAAACTCATTGGCTGTGCTAATCCAATAGCATAACTAATTTGCACAGTTGCCCAATCAGCTTTACCACTTGCTACAATATTCTTAGCCAAGTAGCGAGTTAAGTATGCCGCACTGCGGTCTACTTTGGTAGGATCTTTCCCACTAAAAGCACCACCACCATGAGGACTATAACCACCGTAGGTGTCCACGATAATTTTTCTTCCAGTGAGGCCAGTGTCACCGTCAGGACCACCGATAACGAAACGACCAGTAGGATTAATAAAAAACTCAGTAGCATTATCTATATATCTTTCAGGCAATATACCACGTATCATATTCTCTACTGCCATACGCACTGCACTAATATCTATGCTTTCACTATGTTGAGTGCTACACACAACTTTAGCAATACGTTTCGGAGTACCATCATCATTGTATTCAAATGTAACTTGACTCTTTGCGTCTGGTCCTAACCATTCAACTGACTTTGATTTACGCACGGTAGTAAGTTCTTCTACGATACGATGAGCCCAGTATATTGCTGATGGCATATGAACATCTGTTTCGTTACAAGCATATCCAAACATTAACCCTTGATCTCCTGCACCGAATATATCTGTACCTAGTGCAATGTCTGCACTTTGTCCGTGCAAAAGATTGGTTATATCAACTGTTCTCCAATCAAATCCTGCTTGCTCATATCCAATATTCCTAATCACTTCTCTAACTTCTTGCTCTACTTCTTGCTCTGATAAGTGACCTTTATACTCTCCGGCTACAATAACACGATTAGTTGTGACTAATGTTTCACAGGCGCATCGTAGTGCTTTATCTTCCTTAGCCATCACTAAGTCTAATACAGCATCACTAATAGCATCTGCAATCTTATCAGGGTGACCCTCTGATACACTTTCACTTGTAAATAAATAACTCATTTTTTCCTTTTAAATTATGTCCCCCACTCATTTTTAAAGAGTGGTACTTGTAGTCTATCGCTATAACGATAGCCACGATTCATTGCTTCAATAGCAACATTCTTAGCATTTAAATTGTATAATGATTCAACACCACCGCACGGCATAAAATATACTGGACCTCTAAATCCACCTTTTCTAAACTCTGTTACTGCTTTGTCTGCTTCAATTGCATCTTCACTAGTAGCAATAACAAATTTCAAATAAACAAAGCCTACTGTTTCATATTGACGAACAATATCAGGGCAAATAGCTTCACTCCACTTCTCACCACTGATACTTAGTTTAGGACTAACGCTGAATGTCAGTGCATTCTTTTCACGATTGCGTTTCCATGCTTGTAAGTAATCTTTAAACTCGCTAGACAACATTTGTGTGCCGTTAGTTTCAAATGTAATCTCTTTAAGAGACCTCATTTTTTCGTTTGAAAGTAAGTCAGGATACGCTCTTTGCCATCCAAGAAGAGGTTCACCACCTGTGATAACAAGGTGTTCATCCAACCAACGCTTGTGAGGAAGTATATCCATAATACTGTCAACAATAGCATCGGTAGAGATAACAGGACTAAGATGTTTAAATCTAGGGTCCCAAGATGCATAAGAATCACAGCCTGTACTAACTAATGGTAATTTTTTATAATCATCATAGTAATGTACTCTTGAGGCGATATCTTCTACTTCTTTGCTTGATTCACCTTTAGGCATCCCGAAGCCGCTACAGGTAAAGTTACAACCAAATGTTCTAAGGAACACTGAAGGCACGCCCATGTATCTACCTTCACCTTGAATACTGTAAAATAATTCTGATACTTTTAAATGACTCATTTGATTTTTATATTAAAATGTTTAAGAATAACTTCGCCCCAAGTTCCGCCACCTTGTTTGTAAAGATGGTTAACTTGTTTAGCGCAGTCTCTAATTATTAACTCTGCAAAATGCTCATAACGTTTTTCATCCATTATGTCATCTCGTTGAGCGGCTTCTTCCCATAGTTCTTTAATTTTTTTATTCATATGTTACCAATGACGTAATGTATTTGCTATGATGAAACAACATGTTATCACATGTAGTACAATCCAGAAAGTTTTTAGGAACAATGCAATTCTTGCTTCTCTTAATGTAAGAATGGGAACATCAGGCCTGTCATCATCGGTGTTACCCATTAAATGACCGGTTGCCCTAGCCCATATTTTCTCAAGCGAATTCATTGTCTTCCCTGTGACCACCACGCCCTGCCATATTACTATCAGTCTCACGTACCTCTACTCTACAGCACCATACACGTTTTGCTTCTTCGCTACCGCAGTTGGGCAAGAAGATTGTATTAACGTATTCATATAAGAAGTCAGCAATACCCTCACATCCAGTACGTTCTACTTCTGTAATCTTTGCTAGTTTCAACCGACCTAGCTCTAATAGATGTTCACGCATCGGGTCATCTTGTGCGACTAATAGAGTATGGTCAAACCAATCTTCTAATACTCCCTTTAGTGGCTTCAATCCACCAAAGTCAGTTACCCAGTTACGGGCATCTAATGTGTCAGCCTCAAACTCAAAATGAAAACTCATAGCATAGCCGTGAATTAAGTTACAATGACTGTCTGCACGCCATTGACGATATGCTACAGGACCTATTTGTCTGTATGTTTTTGTTGAAAAGAATTTTTTGTTTGCCATGATTTTCTCCTATGTTGATTATAGCATAGGCAGCAGAATTTGTAAAGCGGGAGTGATGCCAAAAGACCGCTATTCTTATTTACCAAAACCTAAACTTTTTCGGATTTTTGTGGCAGATATAGCATGGGTTGCATCGTCAAACGTTTCTTGTTCAATTTTATATCCCACATCACGCCCATATGTAATGTTTACAATATTTGGAACGATTTGTATCTCATATTGACCTTGATATAGCATATCCAAATCTCGTTTTATATAACTCTTTACTTGTTCTATAGCAAAAGGATTACTTCCTTGCCAGCCTTGACAATCTCTAATCTGTATTACAACCTGTCCTGTTTTAGCAATAGCACGTTCAAACAATTTACGATGTCCTTCATGCCATGGTTGCCAACGACCTAACATTTGCACAGTTTCTTTTTGCCAATCAAATGTTGGTCTGCGTCTATCATCTAATATATGTGCGGCTACAAACTCTCCCCATTTCTCACCATGTTGTTCCGTGATTCTAAAATCATATACTTCAGGTGGAATAAAGGCTTTGTTAGTATCTTCATACCGACCTTTATCAATAGTGTCAACCCAGATAGTCCAGTCTGCTTTGAAGTTGTTACGCATTTCAACTAACGGTGCAACAAAGTCACAGATAACATAATCAACATCAGTCATGTTATCTGCTAATTCACGCATACGATGACTTTGACGAATGCGTCCCTCAGTACTGAAGTCCCAGTCATTATACTTCTTACGCACATCATCAGCATTTAACCAACCTACACGTTTTTTATCTGCTTGTAAATGGTCAACAATATGTTGTGCTAGATAAGTTTTACCCGATCCGGGTAAGCCCATAATTAAAATTCGCTTCATCTGTGTAACTCCATTAACATTAAATATTTACTATATGCTTCTGCAACTGCCGGGTGCTGTCTACGCATGTATGCTTCATGGCGCTGGCCTTGCCACAGTAGATCATACTCGCGGTATAATGTAACCAAATTTTCAAAGCCACTTCGTGTAAGTTCCATTTCAACAAGTTCTTCACGATCGGCGTAATAACTAGCGGTTTGGTTATAATTGTAGTTGAAAGTTCTGTAATCACGATCTCGGGATGCGTGAATATTCTTAACACCGAACCTATTTATAAAGTCATTAAAATCATTCATTATTGGCCTCGCTTTTTGGTTTCACTATCATAGACACGTTTACGTAGACTACTGGAACTGAAGGAGTGATCTCTACCGTTAAAGACAAGGCTGATGGATCTGAGTTCGCATTCACTTTTACCCGAGAATTCAGTGTTGGCATACTCGACCCCAAGAATTCTAACATCCACTGGGAGTATAAGTAAGAGGTCAACGAGGTCTTGCTCTGTACTGTACACAACAACTTCATCAACATAACGACACGCCGCCAACTGGATTTGACGTTCCACAATACTTTGAACAGGCTTGTTTTTAGTGTCAGGACGATCAATTGTAGGATCACTTTGAAGACCGCATATGAGATAGTCGCAATGGTTTCTTGCTTCACTGAGCATTGCGATATGTCCTGCGTGGAGCATGTCGAATGTTGAGAACGTGATACCAATCTTTTTACCTTGCGCTTTTAGTTCTTTAATGTGATTAAATATCATTTTGAAAGAGTTCTCCACATTTTAGTTTGGTCGTGTTCTTTTAAGAATTCATCCTCACCTACAAAAGTAGGACTATCAGCCATAATTTCATCTAATAGCCATTTAATCCGATGTAGGTCTTTTTTGATTTCAAACTGATTGTATCCATCATTATAGTTACTATGAAGTTCTACACCACTCATATAAATTTGATGATGTACCGCATTATAGTCCATTTGTTTACGAAAGCCCATTATTTGCAACCTTTATTAGCAATCTGTAAAAACTCTTGTCTTGCTGATGGATCAGTTTTAAATCCACCACCTAAACGACAAGTAACAGTACTACTGCCTGTATCTTCTACACCACGACTTTTAACACAATAATGCTGTGCATCAATCATAACTGCAACATCTTCTGTATCAAGGATGAACTGTAAGGTGTGAAATATCTGCTCTGTTAAACGTTCCTGAATTTGCGGACGTTTACTGAAATATTCTACTATACGGTTGATCTTACTAAGCCCTAAAACTTTTTGTTTAGGGACATAAGCTACAGTAGCCAATCCATCAATGACTACAAAATGATGTTCGCAGTTAGATTGAACATTAACATTACGCTCTACAACCATTTCGTTGTATTGCATCTTGTTGTTAACTGTTGTACATTTAGGGAATGCTTCATAGTCTAGTCCCCAAAAGATTTCATTGACGTACATTTTAGCAACACGCTTTGGTGTGTCAATAAGACTATCATCAGTTAAGTCTAAACCGAGAGTACGCATAATCTCAGTAAAGTTACCTGCAATGATATCAATCTTTTCTTTGCGGTCTAGATTTCGTTCTTTAATTGGTGTCTCGACACCCATTTTTACTAGGTATTCGTGTACTTGTTGACCCAACTCTGGATCTGTTTTTGTTTTATTATAACTCATAGATAACCTTCCTTTGTGATGGTTTTATTTTGACATTGTGTTACCGTTGTGTAACACAAGTATTTATCACTTTGCTTTAGCAACTGATTTTTTTGATTTAGCCTTAACTGCAGGCTTCATGTTTGTAAGTTCAGCACTTTTAATCGCTTCTCTTACATCATTCAATAGGGCAGCATCATCCCATTCTAATTCAGTGCGACCATCAGGATAGGTAGTCACAGTTAAGTGACTACCCTTTTGTACTAGGTCCGGCAATGAACTCACTTCTGCAAGTTGAATTTTCTTGCGAGCCATAATTAAGCCTTAGTTTTTGCTTCTGCACGTGCGGCTTTTTCTGCTGTAATCTCATTACGGCGAGCCTTAACTGCTTTAGCTAACTCTGCTAATGCTTTGCGGGCACGTGTGCCAGCTGCCGCATTACCTTTGTTAAATTTATCGTTCTCAGCATTATATGCTGCCAAACTTGTTTCAATATCATTTTGTGCGCTCATGTTTTCTCCTATTTGAAATGAACTTATTCTGTATCACCAGAAATTACTATAGTACTATCTTCGTCTGATAATTCTAAAGGACCGTTAAGGATGTACTCTGTATCATCATTACTCCAGCCCAACTCTTCCATACCCTCAAAGAAATCTTCTTCCCAGGCATTTTCTATTTCTTCTTGTTCTTCTTCACTCATATCATCAGGAAATTCCCATTCAGCCCAACAACCGTCGTCAAGGCTTTCAAGTTCCCAATCATAGTCACTATCACTTAGATTCAACCCTTCTTCGTTCTTTACATCAATAACGGGTTGTTCATCACTATCACATGTAAAGATACCCCAACGATAACCTTCATACCGAATAATGGTTATACCGTCTTTGTACCAAAACTGTTTTTCAACAGCATTCTTTTTGTGCAGTGTTTTAATTGTCCATGTTGTCATTTTAGTATTTACTCTCTCTGGTATGTTTGCGATAGTCTGTGTCCATACGCAACCATTGTTGTCCCTTACCCTCTAGAATATCACAGATTCTATCAATAGTACCATCAGTCCAATCGCTAATCTTACCTTGATTTACGTGCGGCTGATGTAACATATTGTACAACTTAATTGCCGCATCTTCAACAGACCAGGGCGCATACATTCTTGTATAATCATTCGCAAATGTTTCTGGAAAACTGCGATATGCAGGATACAATACATTACAACCTAATGCATCCGCTTCACTTACTGTGTTACTGACCCAATCTTGTAATGCACAATTAAACAAGACTCTGGTATCGTTCAACAATTCATAGTATTGATTCTTGTCAAGGTCTTCGTGAATCTTTAACAACCCACGTTTTTGCATATCTTCTGTACGCTTCATATAACTGTCGTTGTTACTTTTCAATTTACTACCACTGAATACACAAAACTCTACACCACGATATACACCGTGACGATCCTTCATACCATAACGGTTGTAAAATTCTTCAATTACATCCATATAGAAGTCAGGTTGCTTTTCTTGATCCCAACGAGCACTGAATGCAATACGCATTGGTCGTTCGTTAAACGGCTTGATGTTATTATTGATACGACCACGCACTTCTTCTTTACCAAATGCTAAGCCTGAGATATTGTAGATCGGAGCCTTCCAACCTGCAATCTTCATATGCATAACCATTTCTTCATTAGAAGCAAGCACACCATCAGCAAATGAATCAACCATCTTTTCATAGTGACCCATGAACTCACTCATACCCCAGACATGAACAAAGTCATCTGGGTCAATACTTTGTGCTAGACAGCGAACAAAAATCTTAGGACGACTTGTGATCGGAATCTGTTTCATAATGTAGGGCAATGACTCAATACCCGGCTGAAACATATCTTCAAAGTAAACTATATCACCTGCGCCTACATCGCCTTGCTTCATCATCTTAACTAGATTCATTAGTTGACTCATACCAAAGTATGTGCGACCATGTGCGTCTAGTACTTGACCTGTAACGATAGCTTGGTCATTAGATAATGTTTCGCCGGGGACAATAACATAGTTAATGCCCCTGCGTTTGAATACACTTTCATTCCAGTCTTGTAACTGTAGTGTGTATCTTGCTTTGTAAGGCTCAAGGCCCATGTAAAATAGTTTATGCATTATATCTTTCTATATCATTTTCATCACAATCTTTACCATATTGAATTTCAATAATGTGACAAGGTTCATCTGTGATGTTAGTGAGTTGATGCCAGGTATTTGTCGAGACTGTAAAATATTGATGTGTAGTCATCTCTAATGGTGGTAGACTATAACCATTGTCCATGATAGAATACATTACACATTGACCTTTTATAACTAACCAATATTCATTTCGATTAGTATGCTTTTGCATACTAGTAGATGAGCCGGGTTCAATTACTAGTTCTTTAATTTTACAACCGGTAGTATCATATAAAGTATGATATTTTCCCCAAGTACGTTCTACTGCATTCATGGTCGTGCAAGTAATTCTGCCCATTGATCTTTTGCGCCCTTGCCGGTTGCAAATTTATTGTACTGACGATATACATAACTACGCATGTTGTACATTTCTGCTTCGTCAAATTTATAACCAAAATCTTGACAGAATGTAAGATATTTTTCCAAGTCTTCAAAGATTTGACGAACACGTGGGTTAGGTTGAAATTGTTGTTTTGCCATTTTGATAATCCTTTAAATAGCTAATTGTTGATAAGGTTTTGTTGTGTTGTAATAAATCGTTGCACCGTTCTCACCGTCTTCGGAGACAGTAATCTCAATGTTACGATCGGGATAGCGAGTAGCAATAACTTCATAGAGGTCATCGCTAATCATTTCACAACTCTTGTAATTCAATTCAAGTGTTCCGCCTTTATAGAGATTCTCTAACCAGCGTTTAAATTGAATGAATTCAATATCCCTGTCGTTGTGAAATACTTCAATCGCCACATTA